AACTCTCTATTGATTTCCGCAAGGATTTCAGAAGAAAGAATATTAGCAAGTTCTGCTTCAGCATCTAGACCGTGTACGGCTTTAAGATCCTGAGCAAGTTCCATTGTGTATTCAGCTTTAAGAGCTCTTGACTTAGCAGTTACAGTAGCTTTCTCGATTGAGAATGCCATTTCACCAAAAGATCCGTCTCCAGAGTCGCCAACACCTAATCTTTCAGCAGCGTCTGTAGACATAGCTGAACCAAAAGTAGTACTTGTATCTTCATCACTTAGGTCATTGTTAGACCCAGTTGCGTCAGTTACACCAACTAGACCAGTTGGATCAGCTTCTTGAGTACCAGTACCAGAGAATCCAGAATTAGCTTCGCCATGAAGTGCTTCTGTACCATCTTGAGCAGTATACTTAGATTTCATTGCAAAGATAAGACCAGTAGGTCCAGTCATTGGCTGAACACCAGCGATATCATAAGCGATGAGGTTAGGCATTGCACGTCTTACCAAAGAGATAAGAACTGGATCAAAAGTAGCAATATCACTACCTGCCTGGTTATTAGCTGCAGCTGCTTCAGAGATGAAGTTGCCACCCATATTTTTAGCATCTTCTCTCAAAGCTGCTTCTTGGTTCTCCAACAATCTAGCTACAGTAGCTTTCTTGTGCTTGTCCTGAATACTTGGCACTTCTGCATGCTCAAGGACTGGAGCCCATTTTTCCATTAAATTTGAATCTGCGTTAAACATTTTTGTTTCCCCTATTAGATTACTTGTTAAATTTCGAGATTGCTTGTGTGTATCTTGACATAACATCACTAACATCAGCCGGGGCCTCGTCAGTTCCTGCTACGCTTGATAGCTCATCAGTTGATTCACTTAGCGCTTTAGTAAAGTATGATTCTTTAACAACTTTAACTTTCATTTCAAAGTTATCTTTGTTATCAAATTCAATGTCTTCTACCAAAGTACCGAGTTTCTCAGCCTCTGTGTCAGCAAGCCCTGAAGATTGTTCTCTTACTACTTCAGCTCTTTCCAAAGTTTGAACTGATTCATGTAGTTTGATATTATCTTCTGTGGTTTTGTTTAATGTCTCTTCCAGTTCAGCGACTGATGCAGATAGTTCATCTACAAGGTCAACCTTACCTTCAGGTACATCGATATAATGTTCTTTGAACACTGATTGTAAAGAAGTCATAAAGTCTTCAGCAATTTCAGTCCTAAGACCTTCTGTTACTGCAACTTCATTAGTTTCCATCCAGTTAGAAACAACATAGTTTAAGTAGGAATCAACCTTCTCAACTAGTTCACTTTTAACATCAGAAACTTCTTCTTCAAGGTTCTGCGCGTACTCAGTTTCGAGCCTGTCCATTTCTTGAGCTAACTTACTAGTAAGTACTGCTTCAAAAATTGCACCTGCTTTGCCACGGAATCCATCAGATAAAGTTACTTCTTCAGCGATTACAGCATCTAGGTCTTCAGAGAAGTCAACGGACTCAACTTTAGCTTTCGCTTTAAGTTCGTTTTTCTTCTGTGGAGCGGCCTTAATACTCTTATCAACGGATCCATCATCTTCGGATTCATCAACTTTCGCCATTTTAGCAAAGATTTTCTGCGCATCTTCTTTTCTAGACGCCTTTAACATATCAACTGCTGCTTGAATTACTCCAGCTTTAGTTTTAGGAATTTGGACTTCCTTGACTTCGGGCTCTTCGTCTTCATCGTCTTCCTCATCGGCTGACTCTTCGACTTCTTCCTCGTCATCATCTTCGTCTTCTTCTTCCTTTACCTTGGCTTCAAGAATTTCTTCGTCTTCAACTTGTTGGTCTTCAACGAGCTCATTCTCAAGCTCTTCAGCATTTTCAGATATGTCTTCAGACACTAGTTCATTTTCTAGTTTATTTTCGTCTTTTGACATTTTGTATTCTCCTATTAAGAATTTACAAGTTTAGAGAGGAAATTCTTAAAAGCTTTAATCTCAATATCCGACGAACGCATACCTCGAGCTTCTTTTATTTCAGTCTCAATTTCTTCAATTTCTTGCGGACAAAGTACACCATTATTCCATACCCACTCAACACCTTCCATGATTCCATTGACAAACGCCTCTGGAGCACTAGGGTCTTGAACGATATCGACTGTGGAAAGCATAAAATCTTTACCAACATGCGATGCGCCTTGTTTATTTACAAGAGTTCCCATACCACGACTTGATACACCAAGCTTAACTCCACCTTCAAGTAGACCTTCAACGATCTTGCCCATAGGGGTATTAAGTATTGATGCTTTTCCTATAACATTACTTCCTTCAAATTTGAGTTCAGTAATCTTATGTGAAACTTTATCTAAGTTAATAGTAGGACCTTCAGGGTGGTTTAATTCCCCAACGGCTCTACCTTGACTTACTTGTTCTTTTACATATTTATTAACAGCACCTTCCAGTATTGATTTCTCATATACTCTGCCGTTTCTGTTCTTTTTGTCGGCCTGCATAAACACGCCTTCGATAACATACGAGTTGCTACCGTCTTTTTTCTTTTCTGTAATAACCTGAAGGTTACTGTCATGATACTCTGATATAAGTCTCATTCTAGTTCTTCTCCTTTATTCTTCTTCTGACACTTCATCAGAAGAATTGCCGATAGTAGATGCAATTTCAATTTTCTTTGCATCTAAAGCAGCTTGTAATTTTTGTGCAATAACACCATCGAATGCTTTTCCAGCACCAATGTTATCACCTTTTCCAACGCTATCAATCATTTGGTCTATAGTCATTATTAAGTTCTCCTATTATATATTTATAATAATTTAAATGTCAAGATCTTCGTCATCATCGTCATCTAAATCTTTTTCTGCACTAATCTGGTCTTCCATTTCTTTTATGGCATCATCATCCATTTTAAGGACATTCTTTCTGATCCATTCATTAGAAACATACTTACCAGAGTATTCGTCTACTGTTCCTAGCATCTCAAATCTTTCTCTCATCATCTCAGATTCTTTTAACTCGGAGAAGTAGTTATCTTCTATAAAGTCATATGCGATATACGTCTTCCATTCATTCCAATCTTGTATAGTAATAATACCTTTAAGAATCAACTGTGTCTTTAGTAGCTGATTAAACATATCACTAAATCTTTTTCTAAGTCTATCAATAAATTTCTTAAATTTAATTTCGTCCCTAGAAATTTCAGTACTTCTACCTAAAGAAAACTGATTTTCTTGTTCTAATCTATTAGCAGGAACATTTAAAGACTTGTATAATTTTCTTTGAAAGTATACAATATCATCAATCTGACCAAGATTCTCGCCACCAGGCAATGTAGAAATTTCAGTACCTCTTCCACCTTCTCTACGAGGTAAGAAGAAATCTTCCAACATTGACATATGCTTTCTATCATCTTTTAGGTCACCAGTCTTAGCATCATATACTAATTTGTTTCTATACTGGCTCATAATACCTTTAAGATATTCTTCTGCCTTACCTTTAGGTAGGTTACCAACATCAATATAAAAGATTCTTCTTTCTGGCGCTCTACTAATTCTATAGATAACCAAAGAATCTTCCATCATACGCAGTTGGTTGACAGGTTTAATTGCTTTATGCAAGTAAGATAGTATTCTTTTCCTAGTAGGATCTAACATACCAGAAGTCGCATAACATATTGCGTCTGGATGTATTCTTAACCCCTGTCCAGCACTATTCATTTTAGTGTCTTGGAATAAGAAATACTCTTGTTGTTTCTTAATAATATTTGCCCCAGTTTTAGGGTCTTTCTCTTCTTCAATCTCTTTGACCTTTCTTAATTTAGTTGGGTCAATATATCTTAATTCTTTAATACCATTCTTTGGTGATTTATCATCAATAATAATATGGTAAGGTAATCTTCCATCCACATACCACTTTCTGAATATATCATGTGCATATGCGTTAAAATTTAGTAACCTTAATACTGTTTCAAATTCATTCTTAACAGATTCTTTAATCTTATCAGAAATTTCTAATTGATCAAGAATTAAATTAACAGGTGCTTCATCATTATCACCTACAATAGATTCATTAATAATATCTTCAATAGCTGCATCGCACTCTGGTTGAGCAGCAATGTCTCTATATTTATAAATTAAGTCAACTTCGTTCTTGGCCTGGTCACCATCTAAATCTAAATACGCACCAAAGTGGCCACCAGCTTGAATAACGCCAGAACCATCCTCATCCGTATTAGGAACAAATGAAGGCCTTACGGGTTCTTCATTACCTTTCCTTTTTATTTCAAAACCAAAAAAATCAGCCATATGTTATTCCTCAAATAATATCAGGAGGGAACTTAATCCCTCCTTCTATTATATTTATACACCAAATTATGATGTAGTATCAGACTCCCAATATTGAACTTGCAACTCAACTGTAAATTCTTCGATCTGATTTTCAGAATCATAAGATAAGTCGATTGCACTTACATTAGTTGGGAAAGTACCACGGATATCATACTTCTTAGTGACTTCTCCGGCCTTATTTAATTGTTCTACAATCATGTCAGCCTGATAATCAGTAGGATTAGATAGTCCTGTGTTTTCATTGTGGTTATTGATACCGTTCATCCATCTTTCAAATGAATTACGAACCGTAAACTCAACATCGTTAATAACGGTTATTGACCATGGTTCGAATGTTCTATCACCTGCAATCTGTAATTGTCTACCACGGAAAGGTACCATGATAGGTGAAATTATTGATGCGGGCATTTGAGCACCTTTGCATAAGAAAGAAGTTAGTTCAACATCACCTTGTGCATAACCTGGAAAGTTACAAGTAACCTTAAACATGTTAGCACGAGCGCCGCCACCAACCAATTTGGATTTAAAGTCATCTACGCCTAAAATTGCCATTTTCTATTCTCCCTTATACGCCAGAGATTTCAGAGAAATCTACGCCGGTTCTTGTTGCCACAAAATTAAGGTTAATGAAGTT